CTTCGCCTTCGTCATCACGCGCGGCTGCCACGAGCCCTTGGTGGCGTTGATCACGTCGTAGACGGTGGTGTCCTTCATCGCGCGGAACTTGAACTGCACGCCGGCGGTCGTGTCGGTGGTGAACAGCGCCTGCACGTCTGAGTAATTGGCATAGCCGGAGGCGGCGCCGGTGTAAGGGAAGATCAGCGTGTATTTGAAATACTTCTTGCCCGCGCCGAACGCGATCATGGGCGATCCGTCGAGCGTCTGCGGCTGATAGTCAACGGCCTGCGTGTAGCCGTCGTCGACAATGTCCGCTTCAAGCAGCACGCGGAACTTCTTCGCGCCGCTGATGTTGCCAGTGATGCTGATCTCGATATAGTCCGCCATATTTGCCTATTGATGGTGAATGCCAGAGCTGTAGCGCTCGACATCTGTCTGCGCGGCGCTGTTGATGTGCGGCAGCAGCACCCGGCCCAGCTCGGTGCCGTCAAGTGTCAGCGTCACGCTGGCCGCAGCGCCGCCGCCCAGCCCGCCGGCTCCCGGGTTGGCGGCCGCAGCGCCCGTCAACCCACCCTGCCCTGGCCGCGTCAACTCGTTGTAGTCAAAATGGTGCGTGGGCGCTGTGCCGCCCGCCGGCATTGCTGGCGTGGGCGTGCTGAGCGCATATTTCAGCGGGTGCCGGTCGAACACATCCTCCCAGCCAGTCACGAAGCCGATGGCGCTCATGCGCCCGAAGTAATCCATCAACTTCGACGGCGATGCGATGCCGAGGATCTTGCGCACCGGCTCTGGTATGAGCGCGTAGATCTTCGCCTTCAGCGCTTCGCCCATCTGGTTCATGCCGTCGATGAAGCCCTGGATCACCTGCCGGCCAAACGAGATGAACTTTTCAGGCAGCGACTCGACAAACTTCACCACCGCGCCGAAGGCATCGGTGAAGGCTGTTTGCAGGGTGAGCAGCGCGCCGGCCGTGTCGCCGTTGATCAGCTGCATGATGCTCTTGACAATGCCCAGCACTAGATTGAGCGCACCCTCGACGATGGGCTTGAGCGCATTGAACACCGTCGTGAACACGGTCGAGATGATCGGGATCACGGTCTGCACGACGCTCAGGATGGCATTCAGGACCGTGCTCACGGTCTGGCTGATGAGCGGCCAGTTCTCAATCACCCAGGCGGAGATCTTCGAGAAGAGCTGGAAGGCAAATTCAAGCGCCGGCTTCAGCACCGTCTCGAAGATCGTGGAGATGCCGGTGATCACGGTCTCGATGATGGTCTGGATCGTCGGCCAGTTGCTTTGCACGAGCGCAATCACCGACCCGATCGCACTGGTGAACGCCGCCTGGAAGGCTGGCAAATTGGCCTGCACGAATGCCACCACGCTTTGCACGAAGCCGATCACATTGCTCACGGCCGTGCCAACGTTGTCCGAAAATGCGCTGGCCTCATCGCCGCCCAGCCCGAGCGCGTCGGCGATGAAATAGATCGCGTTGCTGACGGCGCCAAACGGGCCGGCGGTGTCAAAGCCGTCGACCACCATGCGAACGAAATAATCAATCTGGTCGGCAAAGGTCGTGAAGAGGCCGATGCCCTGGTCGATGATCGGCGTGATAAAGGCGATGGCAGAGCCGATGCCGCCCGCGAGCGTGGTGGCAAAGCCGTTGATCGCGCCCACGACTTCAGGCGACGCCAGGAAGGTCAGCACGCCGCCGAGTTTGTCCTTGAGCACCTCGAAGATCGGCTGGCCCAGCGTGCGCAGCGTGCCGGCGATCCAGTCGTTCATGTTCGACATCATGCCTTCGAACGTGCCGGACTGTGCCTGCATCATGCCGCCATATTTGCTCTTCATCAGGTCAAGCACGACCTGCGTCGCCTGAGGCAGCGGGCTGAGCAGCTCGCCGCTCTTGCTGAACTCCAGGCCGAGCTTGGTCAGCTCTTCGCGCGTGGTGATGCCGAGCTCCTGGAAGCGGCTGATCACCTCACCGGTCGCGCCCGACGAGAACTTGCCGATGTAGTTGGCCATGTCCTGGAAGGACGTGCCGGTGCCGGCGGCAACATCGCCGGCAATCGTGCGGATCTGTTCGCCGGTGAAGCCGAATTTCTTCGCAGATTCCTCGGAGTGAAGCCCGAATCCTTGAATGATCTTGTCTGCCTGCACCACGCCAGGCAGGTCGAACGGGGTGGATGCGCCGAACTTGGCCAGCTCGTCGAGGCGCTGCTTTGCGGCATCGGTCGAGCCGAGCAGCACGCCGAACTGCACCTGGTAGCGCTCGAACTCGGCATTGCCGTCGATCATGCCGGCTTTCAGCGAGCCCAGCGAGCCGACCACGGCATCGATGCCCTTCATGATCACGTTGCCGGTGACCCAGCTCATCGCGCCGGACATGATCGAGCCAAGCCCGCCGATGCGCTTGGCCTGGCCTTCGAAGTCGTCGGCAAAGCGCTTGGTATGCCCGGACGCGCCGTCCATGTCCTTCGCGAAGCCGGACGTGTCGCCGATCAGTTTAACGGCCAGAGTTGCCAGAGTTGCCATATAGTTGCGCCCAGGTGCGGAAGCGTTGGTAGATCGAATCCTCGGTCGGCTCTTCTTTCTCGACCCGCTTCAGCATGAAGTCTTCAGCGGTCAGCATCTTGCTTTTCTTCGGGTCGCGGTTGACGTTGTAGATGGCAGCAACCACCTGCGCCATCATGCGCTGCTCTATCGAATGCCCGAAAGGCTCAATCGTGTCATAGGCCATCCACTCGGTCAGTTCATGGCTGCTGATGCGTCCCAGCAGCTCCTCCACGGTGCAGCCAAGCGCCAGAGCTAGGCGGAAGTAGAACTGTCGCTCTGGTCGCTGTCTGAGTTTTTTGCGAGCTCGTCAACGTCCTGCTCGGTCAGCCCGCTCAGCCGCTGGGCCGCGCCGAACACCCGATCAAGTGCCGCAGCGCTCTTCCTGCCCAGCTGCTCCACGTCGCCGGCGCTGAACAGTCGGCTGCCGGCTTCATCAACGAGTGACAGCGACACTAGGCGCGCCCTTGCGTTCCTCAGGTTCAGCTCACGGCTCTTGCCGCGCTGCCTGACGACGCTGTCTTCAAACTCATCGCGCTCGGCGCCGGTGAGGGACTTCACGATCACGTCCCCACCCCACTCCGGCACCGGCACCGTCTCGCGCTTGAGGTCATCTGCCGCGAGGATCTGCTCGCGTGTAAGTAATGCCATGTGTGCTCCTGTCTGTTACGGCGTGATCGTCGGCGCGCCGGTGGGCGTGATCTCGATCTCTGCGCTGTAGACCTCTTCCTGCTCGGCGATGCGCCCGATTTTGGTGATGAACGCACTGAATGCGATGATCTCCGCGCCGTCAGGGTCTTCCACCGACATGCTCACTGCCGACGTGCTGGTGAATGCCGTCATCACCGCTGCGTGCGTGGTCTGCGCCTTGTCCCAGTTCACGGTCACGCTGAACGCATTCAGCGCGCGCTTGCCGGTGTCGATCATTTCCTTCCAGCCGCCGCTGGAATCGTGGGCAGTCGCCTCCGCCAGCATCTTCTCGAACTCAGGGAACTCCACCTCGCGCACGCCGACCATCGCTGTCAGCGCCGTGCCGACTGCGATCTTCAGGACAACGCCAAATCCGCCTTGCTTTGCCATGTCTGTTACTCCTTGTCTTATTCCTTGTAAAGAAATTCATAATCACAGCGGCTTACCGCTGCATCAAACAATTCATCCTGGTCGTTCTCATTGACCTGGTTGCAAAAATGCACATCAATGCCTGTGGCCATCGTGCCGCGGTAGCCGGCCAGGTCGCTCCTCAGCGCCTGAGTGATGGCCTTCACGCCGCTGTAGCTTGTTGCCTGGCAGGTGAACTGAATCACCGCGCGCGCCCAGCCGCTCATCCCGCCATGCTCCATCTTCGGCTGCGTGCCGACGCGCTGATATGCGATCGCAGGCATGGCCTGCTCCTGCGGCACCAGAAGCGGATACAGCCGCGTGCCGATCAGCGCCGCCGTCGCCTGTGGGGCGCTCGTCAGGTAGCTGAACAGGGCTTCTTCAAGCGTTGCCATTCGATATCGCCTCTGAACGCAGCGTTACATCCAACACCGGGATCGTCTCGCCCCACAGAACTTCCTGGAATGAGGGATGCACAAACACTAGATTGATGTTGCACTGTTGTTCATCCACCCAGCCCCGCACATACTGCGCACCGGGCGGCAGACCGCCGATGCAGCGCACGATGCGCTCAGCGCCGACCTCCCATCCAACAGTCAGCATTTCCGCCAGCAAAGAAACGTGAATTTCGACGCGCTTCACATTGCTCGGATTCATCACGCGCCCTCCAGATACTTTGCGATCACGGCTTTCGAGATCACATAGCCGAACCTGTCTTTCATCTGGTTCTCGCTGCCGAGAAAATTCCGGCGCATGAACGGCTGGGCGGCCATCGGGCCGCGCTGCACGCGCCTGGCAAACACCGTGCGCGTGCCGATCTCAAACGCCAGCACGCCGCTCGATTCAGTGTTGATCTTGCGCCCGCGCATCGCCTTGCCGCTCTTCTTCTCGGTGGCTGTGCGCTTCGTGCGCCGGCGCACCATGTTGATCTCAAACGCGCTCACGCCGGTCTCAAAGAATTGGTAATACCAGTGATCCTTGTCCGGCCCGACCTGAACCATCGCCGTGCCGGCCTGCTTCGCCGGCAGCGGCTCCATGACGATGCCAGGCCCGGGCGCGTCGGCTTCGATCTTTGCGCGCGCCACTTCCATCGCTTCAGCCGTGGCGCGCTCAGCCACCTTCGTCGCATCGAGCCCGAGGCCTTTGAACTTGCGCAACAGTTCCGCGCCGCCCTTCAGCGTCGTCGAGACCTGTATGCCCTTGCCCCGGCGCTTGCTCGATGCCATCTATAGCAACTCCCTGCACATCAGCACCGTCTCTTTATTCGCGGTGTCGATGTTCTGCACGTCGATGATGTCGAACGTCCGGCTGCCCAGATGCACGCGCATGGCCGGCACAATGCCGGCGCGGTGCCGGATGCGGATGCGCACCATCTGCTCTTCCTGCAACTGCTTGCCCTGCAAATATTCACGGCCTGAAATGGGCGACACCTGCGCCCACACACTGCACACGTCCGACCACGTGACCGTCTCGCCGCCGAAGGTGTCCTGCACCGCCACCTTCTGCTTGATCGTCACGCGCTGGTCGAGTCGTCCGGCTTGCATGTCGATATGTCCTTAAAACCTGATCACGCGCGTCGGCATGAGCAATGCGCTCACGCCCAGCGGCAACTGAGCCGGCGACAGGCCGGCGCCCATCGTGATCTCTTCGCGGTTCTCATACAGGTGCCCTGCAATCAGCCGGATCGCCTGTTTGTGCCGCATCGGGATCGCATTGCGCGCCGCCGTGATCTCGGCCTGCGTTGAATCCTCGTCGAGCAGGTCGGCGTAGCCCGCCACGAAGCGGATCTTCACGCCGGCAATCGCCTGCAGGTTGACCGCCGGCCAGTTCGCGTTCGGCTTCAACATCAGCCGGCCGGGCTCGCTTGCGGTGTCGATGTAATAGTTCGATGAGGAATAGGTGGCCTCAACGCCGTCCTCGTCGGTGTATTTGATTGACACGATGCTGCGCAGGGGCGCGCGCGGCAATGGCAGCGGCAGCGCCGGCCAGCAATCGAGCGTCAATTCCCACACCGACGGCATGAGCGTGCGCCTCAGCTCATCCTCGACATGCTCGCGAGAAGCGGCGATCAGCGACAGCACATACGTGTATTCCACGTCGCTGTCGATGCGGCTGTGCTGCATGATGTCGTCAACATTGACGGGCTCATACAGTGGCTGGGTGACGCGATGCAAAATCATTGCTCAAGTCATCCTTCGCCGCGCTGGGGCGGCGCATCGGCGCGCTCTGCCGGCGGGCTCCAGGGCATGACCAGCTTGTCACGCAATAGCTGCGCAGCCTCCTGGCCATCCACCCACAGCACGGCGCCGGTGTGCCACACGCCGCCGGCGATGATGCACGGAAGCAGCACCTTGACCATGACCTTTTTGTTTTCTTCTGGCTGCGCTTCGCTCACTTCGCTCATATCATTTGCCTCGCTTGCGCTTGGGCTTGTCTTCGGCTGGCTTGTCTTCGGGCTTGTCTTCCGCCGCGGCGGCTTCAGGCTGGGTCTCATCGACCTCCTTGAATGCAAAGGCCATGTAATCAGGCACGTTCAAATAGCCGGCGGCCACCAATGGCTTTGCCTGCGGCACCGTCAACTTGATCACCTCGCCGTCAACCAACCGCGTGAACCGGCCCTCGCCGTCAATCGCGTTCACCGTTTCGCGGGCGATATACATGGCGCGCTCGCTCAGTTGATACGGCACAAGCGCCTTGTCGCCATCCATGTGCACAACCTCCACATCGAACCGCGCCATGCTCACGAAGCCGGCGCGCAGGGCGTCTTCGGCAAACGGGATGTCGGGCGCAACATTCACCCCATCACCTTCGCGGAATGGGATCTTCTCCAGCACGTTGCGCCGGAAGAGCGTGCAACCATGCCCCACCCCGCTCACCCGCGCAGCCTTCTCGCGCCGCGCCTGCGCCAGCTCAGCCGGGTAGCGTGACAGGCTCATCCCGAGGTTTACATCGTTCTCATACCTGAAGGCGTTGATCACAAAGGTGTCATGCCGCAGCATGTAAACGCCGTAGACCACATCCGCCGGCGTGTCGATCAGCCGCTGGGCCGCGCCCGGATCCGGCAGCACGTTGTCGTGCTCAACGGTGAGCAGCGCGTCAGCCTTGCTGGACAGGAACTGCTCGCGCGCCTGCTGATATTGGTGCACTACATTGCGCAGGTCGCCTGCGGGATGCGGGTTGTCGCGCCCGATCACCCAGCCGATCTCGCCGTTGATCCGCTGCGCCTCAATGGAGCGCCGGCAGTCCGGGTGCATTGCATCCGAGCCGTCAGGCTTGACCCAGGTGGGCGTGAAGATCATCAATTTCATTGCGTATGCCAGGCCTCGCCGAAGCGAGGCAGATAGGCGTGCTTGACCTGAATTGCATCCGTGGCCAGCACCTTGACCTCGGCATATTCGCGTGCCGCCTTCATGAACGATTTGTGCTCCACATCGTCGCCGTTCGGCTTGTAGCGAAGGCCTTCGCGATACAGCCAGGCCGGCGCGATGTAACAGCAGCCGACGCTGTCAAGCTCCATCAGCCGTGTATTTCCACGGAAATGCGGTGGCCATGCATTCGCATCGCGCCCGTCCTGGATGAAGCCGCCGGTGTCATAGAACCAGCCGCCGTTCTCCATGCTGGCCGGCCTGCTCGCGTCGAGCGTTTCCATGAACACGAACGGCGCGACGATGTCGTCGACGGAGATGTCCAGCAGCCGCTCGATCAAATCAGCCGGCACGTCGACCAGGTCAACGTCCAGCCACAAAACATGCGTGTGAGACTCGCACAGGCATGTATCGATCAGGTGGTTGCGCGCCCGGGCGTTCGGGCCGTATTTGCGCTGCTCTCTGGGCAGCGCATTCGGCACCATCGCCAGTTGCTTCTGTGGGTAGGACATGCGGGCGAAGTGCTCGCATGTCCCACTCACGAAGACGGCCGGCGTGGTGTCGCGATACGGGACGGCCACCAGAACGCGCGCCATTCGTCTACACCGACTTAAGCCGTCGGGTGCTTGCCGTAAAGGACTGCCTCGGCCTGCAAAACCTTGTAGACCGCGTCGAAGTAATAGAACAGGTTGACCTGCCCCGTGCCTGCCGCAGAATACGGATCGCGCAGGATCTGGAAGCCATTGCCTTCGCGGAAGCCCACATACGAGAAGTCACCGAACACGCTCGACTTGTTGCCGGCGCCGATAGCGGCGATGGCCTGTTCCGAGTTGAACACAGGGAAGCCCCACAGCGTGGTGGCCGCAATCGAGCCCGGAGGCGTCGCCACGAACTGCCAGTTGTTGCCAGTCAGCGCACGATATGCGCCTTCGTTTGCGCGCTTGAACACCCACTTCGCGCGATCGGCATATTCGCTCTTCAGCGAATACACAATCGTGGGAATGTCGCCGGCGGACGCAGCCGCAGCCGCGCCGAGCGTGACGCTCGTGCCATTGGCCAAAACCTCGGTGAACAGCAGCTTGTTGTGCGTGATCGCCATTGCGTTGCCGACGTAGGTGTTGAGGAAGTTCAGCAGGTTGCTGTCTTCATCGCGGAGCACTTCGGCAGACAACTGAATCTTTTTGGTGTATTTCACCAGCGTCATCTGCACACGACCCAGTGCCGGCGCATCGCGGTCGAATGCTGCAACCTCATTGGTTGCCACGAACTCATTGGTTGTGCCATTGTCGGTCGTGACGTTGACCGTGGTGCCCTTGCCAGGGATCGGCAGCACGCCCAGGCGATCGGACAGCATCGACTCATTGCGCTTGGCGATGATGCCCTGGTAGTGGCCGACCGGGACGGCATACCCGCCGTCGGCAGAGGTGCCGATGTTCATGTCGGTATCGTTCGATGCGCGCAACTCGCGGCTCAGGTCGCCGGTGCGAATGTAGTGCGCCAGAGCGCGGGATTCGCTGTCGCCGGGCTTGGTCTTGTTGACCGCCGGCGCGCCCTGCACTTCGCGCACTTCCGGCTTGGCCGCAACGGTCGCTTCGGACTGGGCCAGATCGGCCTGCGCGGATTCAAGGGTCTCGGCGCGGGCGATGTCGGCCTTCAGATCTTCGGCCTGCTTCATCAGGGCATCGAAGGTGGCGCGCGTCTCAGCGGTCTGTTCACCCGCGGCAACGGCCTTTGCCTGGTCGACGAGGGCGGCGCGCTTTTGGAGCAACTCACGCTTGTTCATTTCTAAAAATCTCCTGTGAAAGAATGGATCGTTACCGGTTTGATAAACGATCAGAGTTCAACTTCAGCGATCCGCAGCCTCATGCGCATCAGCTCTTGCGCCGCCTGGCGCTCCGCTTCACGCTCAGCCTGCATGCTGGCCGCCTGGCCTTGCTCCTGCTCGGCTGCGCGCTGGTGTTCACTGTTCTGGCCCTGCAGTTCTGTGAGGCGACTGCGCGCGCTCACGGATGTCTGCGGGTATGCGGGATAGGTGACCGGGCTCACGTCGTAGAGCCGGTCGATCTCGATGATGGTGCGGCGAATCGTGCCATCGTCCGCCCACACCCAGTCGTCACTCAACACAGAAAAGCCGAAGCTCATCTGGTCGATGTCGCCGCGCTTGACGCTCTCAGCCAGGTCGCGCGCATACTGCGTGTCGGGCAGCGCCACTTCCATCCACAGGCCGGTGTCGTCCTCGCGCACCGACAATGTGCCGTTCTTCGTGCGGCCAAGAATCAGCGATGGATCGTGGTTGATCAGCGCGCGGATATCAGATGCCTTCACCGCGTTGCTGAATGCGCCGGGCTGCACGCGCTCGCGAAAGCCGCCGAGGTCTTCCGACCACGCATTGAAGACGGAGGCATAGCCGACCAGCTTCGCCGGCGCGCCGGCGTCCTGCGTCACGCGCAGCTCGCGCACGGGCAGCGTCCTGATCTCGCGATCGGTGTTGGCCGGTTGGTTGCCCTGTGTGGCGCTTTGTGTGATGGCCTGCTTTTTGTTCATGTCGCCTCCGAATGTGCCGGCCGGAAAAGCAAAAGCGGCGGCAACCTATCGTTGGATAGATTGCCGCCGCTTGAATGCTGAGACCGGCTATTTACTTGATCAAGATTATATGCCTAATTTACGACAACGGGCTTTCTCTGCCACGCAAGAATATTCTCCGCAAGCGCGAAGGCATCATAGTCCGTCCGGTTATACCAAGCGCTCACGAAGAATTTCACGCTGTCCTCCAGGTCGCGCTCTGTAAATTCTGGACACGTGGCCTGCACCAGCGGGCGGACAACATCCCCGATCCACGAAGCATGCTTGTGGTCTCGGTCAGCCGCACGCGTCTCAATGCGCCGGCACGCGTCAAGGATCAAGGTGCGCAGGGCGCGCTGGGCACTCGCGTTCGCCGGCGTGGCCTCCGGTGCTGGATCTGGCGAAGGCTGATCGGCTGGGGGCAACTCAGGCGCAGGCGTAGGCGCAGGCGTAGGCGCAGGAGGTGGCGGCGCGCCGGCCTCCTGCATGTTGAGCGGTTGCAGGTAAATGTCGCCTGATTCAATCGGATTGAGGTTCTCCAGCTTCCTGATGTCGTTCACGGAGAGCCAGCCCCAGTTGCGCCCGACGGCGTAGGCCGCATAGCGGCTGGCAATGTCGCCGCGCAGGAAGCCGTCGATCATGAACTGCGCGAAGATCATGTTGCGCTCGATGGGGCCGACCAAGTCGCGCGTGATCGACTGCTCGATGCGCACCAGCCATGGCGTGAGCGAATACGTCACAAAGTCGATGCCCTGATGCTCGATGTTGCTGAACGTCGCGCGCTCAAGGTCCTGGATCATGTGCGGCGGCACGCGGAAGATGCGCGCAATCTCGCCGATCTGAAACTTGCGCGTCTCCAGAAACTGCGCGTCGTCGAGCGGCATGCCGACATCCTTCCATTGCATGCCTTCTTCGAGGATCGCTACGCGGTTGACGTTGTCGAGACCCTGGTGCCGCGCTTCCCATGAGCCCTTCAGGCGCTCGTAAGCTTCGTCGGAGAGTTTGCCAGGATGTTGCAGCACGCCGCCCGGCTTCGCGCCGTTCGAGAAGAAGCGGCTGCCCAGCTCCTCGCCGGCTTTGCTCAGCCCGATGGCCTCTCTCGCCAGCGCAATCGGGCTCATGCCCATGATGCCGCCGATGCTCAAGTTGCGGATGTGCCACACGCGATACTTCGGCAGCGCGATCTCCTGATTGTTTGCCAGTCGCGTGTGATACCAGATCTGGTCATCGTCGTGTCGCACGGGCCGAGTGCGGTCAGGCCGCAGCGGCCACAGCGCGAGCACGTCGCCGCGCCGGTTCATCTCGATCTCGCAGTAGGCATTGCCCCACAGCGTGAGATGCATCATCAGCGTTTCGCGCAGGTCGAACGAGGTCATCTCTGGGTTGGGCAAATCGTGCAGGATGCTGTAGAGCGCATGGCCCGTGGCGCGATCCTTGCCGTCGGCGGTGCGGCGATAGGTGATCAGCGGCAGCGATGCCACCGACTGAGAAAGCACCATCACGCAGCCAAGCACGGCCGTGTTGGTGATCGCGCTTGCCGGCGTGACCGATGCGCCTGCCGTCAACCCCATGCCGAAGAATTCATTCAGCGCCACCGGCTCGCCAATCGGCGGCGGCTGCGTTTCTCGCGCTCGAACTTCTGCCGGCGCGCCCCAGAAGCCATCCCATGCCGATTGAATCGTGTTCCGTATTCCCATGTTTACACCTCGCGGATGCCCCGCTGTTCATATACGCTGATTGAGCTGCCATGCCGAAGCGCACGGTCGAGTGCCATGATGAGCGCTACCATGCCATCGATGCGCTCTGTAGACTTTTCTTTGTCTGGTTTGATGTTGCCGGCGGCGTCCTCGGATGCAACAAGGTTATTTGCCATCCACGTCAGCACCGGGTTGTTGCCGTGCGCAATGCGGTGCTCGACAATAAGTTTCTCCAAGTCTTTCATTGGCGCACTCATTGAGCTAAAGCCTTGACCGAATTGCACAAGGTCGGTGACGTTTTCTTTTTGCAGATCATTGATCAACTGCGAAGAGTTCCAGCGGTCGAACGCGAGCTCACGCAGGTCATACATATTGCAGTCGCTCTTCACCTGCTCGGAAACATAGTCATAGTCGATCACTTCGCCTGGCGTTGCCGTAACGTGACCCTGGCGCACCCATACGTCGTAGGGCACGCGGTCACGCTTCGACCGCTCGTGCATCGCGACCTCGGGAACCCAGAATCGGCAGAGCACGTGATAGTCGTCTTCATCAGTTTCAGGCGGGAACACCAACACGAACGCCGTGATGTCAAGCGTGGAGGAAAGGTCGAGGCCTGCATAGCACACGCGCCCGCGCAAGCCATTCGCGTCTACGGCTTTGCCGCATGAATTCCAGTGTTCGAGACTGATCCACTTCGTCTCAGCCTGCGTCCACACATTTAATTCAAGCCGCAGAAATGCGTTGAGCGCCGTCGGCATTTCTTTTGCCTTCTTCGCTTTGCGGCGCATATCGTCGAGTTTTTTTGACACCCCCAGGTTGGGGTTGGCCTTGATCCAGTTGCGCTCATCTTCCCAGTCGTCGCCTTCGTCGAGCGTATACACGATGCCGAAGAACGAATCGTCATCAACCACGCCACTCAACACTTTCTCGGTGTATTCGTGCTGCTCCCAGCACACGCTCTGCCGGTCGAAGCCGGCCGTGGTGATCATGAAGATCAGCGGCTGCCGGCGCGAGCCCGTCGCCGTGTCGAGAATATCCACCATGTCTCGGCTTTTGTGCGCATGCAGCTCATCGATCACAGCGCAGTGCACGTTCAAGCCATCGAGGCTATCGGCATCTTTGCCGAGCGGTTCGAATTTGCTTGCGCTACCAGCGATGTGGATGTTGTCCTTGAAGACCGTCAACTTTCTGCGCAGCGCCGGCGACGCTTTCACCATGCGCGTGGCTTCGCTGTGCGTGATGCGCGCCTGATCGCGTTTTGTGGCCGCCGTGTAAACCTCTGCCCCCGGCTCGCTATCAGCTAGCAGCATGTATAGACCGACGCCGGCAAGCTTGGTTGATTTGCCGTTTTTGCGCGCAACCTCGATGTATGCCGTTCTGTAACGACGGGTGCCATCTTCGCGTATCCACCCGAACACGCACCATATGATGAACTGCTGCCACGGTTCCAGCTCGATGGTCCGGCCAGCCCACTCGCCTTTCGAGTGTTTCAGCCAGCCAAAGAAATCAATGGCATGCTTCGCCGCTTCGGGGTTGAATTTCAGACCGCGTTCTTTTTGATGCTTCATGTCTCGCAGGTGCCGCTCGCAAGCAAGACGCACCGATTTGCAGGCGACGATCTTGCCTGCAACGACATCATGTGCGTATTGCATTGCGGGGTGCATCGGGCTCTTGCTCATTTCCTTTTCATGAACTCGTCGAACGGATCTTCTTCCGCCGGCGGCTCGATCTTGATCCGCGAACGCGACGCCGGTGTGATCCCTAGCTCGCTCGCCAATTTCACCATTTGTTGCACCGCCATGTTGCTGATCCGCACCCATGGCGAAACGACCTCATCGCCGCGCGAATTTGTAATCACAGGCTGCCCGCGCTTTAGTTTTTTCTGCGCATCAACCCACTGCCCAAACGCCTGGCAATACAACGCCAGCACGCCCGTGTCCACTTTCGTCAACACCTTTGAAGCCATCAATTCACAAGAGAGGCGGGTCCATTCCGCCGCTGCCTCGGCCGACAAATAGACTGGCACCGCAAGCTCATCACTCGTCACAGGCTCGATTGCCGGCTCTGAACGGTCGAGCTTGCGCTTGCCAGGGTTGCCGGCCAGCTTCTTCGCTGCGGTCGGCTTCGGTTTGCGGCCTCTCATGGTCTATGTAAAATCGTATACTCGTATACAATATTGTTGCGCGCCGGCATCGCGGGATGATCGTTGGGCGGCTATCCGGGTGGTGTGTTGTTGGACTGCCTGAAAGCTCGTCCACTCACCATAGGGACACCCGCATAAGATTCGCCGCACTGCGCATCCCGCTCTGCCGATTACTTCGACTCGTCGACAACTTCGATATTGCAATTGGCCACACGCGCAGCCAGAAAGAGCAATAGCTTTGCCAGCCACCAACGCACTCGCCACTCCGTGTAGCGCTTGAGTTTGATCACCACTGTGAAATTCTTGGTCAACTCGACAACATCAATATCCACTGCTGTGTTCATTGCGTCCCTCCAATGATCCTGCGCGTGCATTTTTGCAAAAACTCCAATTTCGCGGACGTGTGCACGAAGCTTCCGGGCGGTATCAGCGAGCGGTCGGCAGAGATTCGACACTCCCCTCCCCTCGCGTCTCCGCCATCGTCTTCCGGCTGTGGCAGGGCTTGCATAAACATTGCAAGTTGGCGGGGGTATCCGCGCCACCACGACGCCTCGGGATGATGTGGTCGACCTCATTGGCAAGCACAACTTCATCGCCGTGAATGCCGAAGGGGTCGGCACATAGCGGATGCTCGTTCAGCATCATGCGCCGGAGCCGTCTCCAGGTGTGGTCATAGCCACGCTGGGCCGCGCTGCCTCGACGTTCACGATCGACCTGCTCCACCTTCGCCTTGCATGTCTCGCAGTAGCGTCCATCCCGCACCAGCTCCGGGCAGCCTGGCGTGGCGCAGGGCCGGCGTGCCCGCCTTAGCCCCGTCAGTTCCTGACTGCCACCCCCGCCTCTGTCCATGGCCATGCCCCTACTTCTCCACAATGACGCGCCGGTATTCGTCATATGGCACATCGTCGACTGAATACCTGAAGTGAATCCTGATCACCTGTTCTGGCAGCATGCCCCCCGCCTTGATCACAGACGTGGCGATCACCTTTGGCGTGCCCGATACAGAAGCTGTGCTGCCCGATGCAAACACGCCTGCTGTCACATCCTCATCTGTGGTGTCGTTGTATGCAGCCACAGATGCAGCGGTGTATGCGCCCGTCTTGTTGGGCTGATACGCAAATGCGCCCAGCTCGCCGGATCCCCTGCGAACGGGCTCCCCTATCTCTCGTGCTGTTGTCATGAGCCCTCCCATATGTCAACCGGCCGCGCACCCTGCCATGCAGCCACATCGCGGCTGCCCAGCCAGGCTTCGTCGTATGCGCCGGCAAATGTGCCAGCGGCTGCCAGTGCCGCATCGGCAAGCGTGGCGCTCAGCAGCCCGGCAATGTCCACTGTGCCGGTTGCAATGAGCGTGGCAGCCTCAAGTGTGATTGATGCAGCGCCTTCAATTTGAGAGTCGGCAATCGTGCCGGCTGCCGACAGTGTTGCATCGCCGAGCGTGACACTCAGGGAGCCGGCGATATCCACCGTGCCATCTGCAACCAACGTCGCATCCCCCAGCGTCGAGGCCAGAACGCCGGCAATGTCAAGCGTCGCCGCGCTTGATGCAACCGCTTCCTCGAGCGTGGCGGTCACAGCACCTGCAATAACCAGAGTGCCGGCCGCCGACGGGGTCGCATCGTCAAGCGTGGCGATCACAGCACCTGCGATGTCTACTGTGCCCGCGGCTGATAGTGTTGCGCCGTCAAGCGTGACGCTCAAGACACCTGCAATATCTAGAGTGCCGGTTGCAGACAGGGTTGCATCGCCCAGCGCGACAGATGCATTGCCCTCAAGTGGCGCCTCTCCGATCACCCCCTCGGCGCTCAGTGTTGCGCTATCAAGCGTCGCGTCCAACACGCCGGAGATATCCAGCGTGCCGGCTGACGCGAGAGTCATGTCCTCAAGGGTTGAGGTTAGAGTGCCGGCGATATCAACTGTGCCACTTGCTGATAGCGTTGCATCCCCAAGGGCGGAGGATAAGACGCCATTAATGTCTACTGCGCCGGCTGCCGACAGCGTTGCATCG